GAATAATCAAACGAGCTTTTCTGGTGTCCCGATTTGTACCATCGGGGCATTAGATCGCATTATTCACCTGTTGACGAAAGGATCGTCAAAGGCATCATTAAGGTGCTCGAAGTGTAAGAAGCACCGGACCGCTTTCGCGGAGTCCGGTGGTCCTATCAAACATTCGAGCGCTGATGCTTTTCAGGTGCTACTTAGGTACGGTTGTCCACCGTACTACCAGGATGTCAAGCATGACATACCTGGCCTCTGGAGCCTCACTAGCTTGCGGAGGACCGAATACAGGCACGGTTGTACCTGTACCGGGGAGTTGAATCGAGTTTATGACCATGAGGGAAAACTCATTGGCTACGATTCAAAAGAGGAGAGCGAGAGAAAAACGGTACTGTTTAACCAATCGCAAATCGACGCTCGTCGTCGAGGTCACCAGCTCAAGGATCTTGAGCGGTACACTGACCGCCTCTTTGTTCAGATTCTCCTGAACGTTTTCGGTGAAAGGTTACGCGCTGAGCACTTCGTATGCATTCTGAAGTGTCTCCGCGGTTTCCTATCCCTTCTCCGAGATGATGAGTTTTATGATCTTAAGGATCAACGGGTTGGTTCTGAGCCGATTAGAACTCTCATCTTACCGTACATCGAAAAGCATTTATCGATGTCTTACATGGAGTACATCAAGTACACGAAGTGGTGGACCACAAACCTGTTGGCTCGCCACCTCCGCCAAGAACTCGAGCCGCCTCCCAATGTGGACGACGACCCTTATGGTGGAGTTTTATCCGGTCCTCGCCGGATACTTCGTGCAATTGTTGCCCATGTGGGAAACCGGAGAAGTTTCCACTTCCTTTGCGGTCTACAGCAGCTTAAACGTGCTGCCGAGATTGTACCCGCAGAGTTCATTTCCGGTGCGTATGTTAAGCACTGTGAAGCGATGTCAAAGGACCCCGAGTCAGACTTCAAACTCGGAACTCTCGAACCTCGCAATAAGAACTCGCAAAAGCGATCGAAGGCGATCTCGATCCTCGCGCGAAGGAAGAATTTGGGGAGTGACGTCGCACAACGGTTGATTCGACGATACCACTCCGATCCACGGTGGAATTCGAGCCCTGAGCAGTATCTGGGCCGGTTTGAGGAGCGTGTCCGTCAGGTTATGAATTGTTTTAACCCTGACTTGTTCACGCAGTACTCCCCAAGCAATTCCGCATGTTTTGAGAACCCACGTTCTTTGGGTGGTCAGAATGGCGAGATTTTGAAGCAGTTAGGTCTTCGCCATTATATGCCTTCTCCTCTTAACTTCGGTTTTGAGAAGCGCATGCATGACTCTACTTTCGAGGGTCGAAGCGTTTTTTCCGGGTTGTTCCCAACGCATTCGCTCGAAGTATCTCACGGTGAATTGATTTCCCATCCGCTGACTCCTGGCATACTTCAACAGGAGATATTGGATGAGCCCGATGGTGCCTATGAGTCTCAAAAGCACTTCAACTACCGAGGTCCTCCGACCTCGACTGCTGTTCGGGTTCACGACGGTTTTGTTTTCCAGCATTGTACAACCAAATGCTCCGGTTATGTCCGGATTTGGGAATGTGATATTAACCATGATCACGATTCTAAACGGAATGACAACTGTCGGATGGGTATGGTATCGCGAATCCTCTCTCAGCCGCGTGTTGAGTGTGGTCTTTATAACCCTGGTGATGAAACCGGGTACGTTGACCAACATAAGGATCGCGATAAAGGCAAAGATACACGGTTTCCGCATCGCTTTTCTGCGGACGCCGATCGAATGGTCAATATCTATGGCAATACGCGTGCCTTGACAAAAGACGGTGAATACCGGATCTGTAAGTACTTTGATCCGTATACATTCGATCATCGAATTCGTACCATATGGTCGGAAATCCCTTATCCCTTAATTGGTGATGGTGGGAGTGACTTCCATGAGAATGGTGACTTGATTTCGATGAGGTATCATCCTAGTTGTGGTGTTGTTGAGGACAGAGGCTATTCCATGCCTTCTGTAATTTCTGTCCTCAATCAGGTATATGACCAGAGTTTTTCTGATCCCCCTGATTCTCGCGCCGAAGGTGATGGAGATAATTGTGCCTTTCTTCCTAATCCCTTCCGACTCAAGAACAACTGTTTCTCTTTTGGTTACGGATGTCCTCTCAGCTCTGGTGACGAGGACGACCCCGACGTCAAGCTTAAGGCTCGAGTGGCTGGTGTTTGTGAGCCATTCAAGGTTCGCCCCGTCACGAAGGGTCCTGCCTTTCCGTATTGGCTCTGTAAGAGCTACCAAAAGAGTATCCACGGTTATTTGAAGCGCTTCGAGCAGTTCAATCTTGCCGGGTCCCCATTAGAGACTTCAGACTTCTTCCGATTACAGGAGTCGAGTCCTTACCCCGATGGCCTTTCCGTTCCATCGGAGCACAAATGGGTTTCCGGTGATTATAGCCAAGCGACCGATCTCGTTGATGTCCGACTAACTGAGATTTGTCACAAGGTCTGTATGGAAATCGTCGACAGACAGTGGGAGTCTTACGATATTGACTGTACAGAGAACGAGCTCGCGCGTATGAAGGGAATTCTCACCTCCGCTATTCGCCCACATCGAATCTATTATCCAATGAATGAAGTCAACTCATCGGATTTTGATAAGATGGAAACACTAGGGTACGATACTCTTAGCGGTATTGAGCAGGAAAATGGTCAGCTGATGGGGTCTCCCATGTCGTTTCCATACCTGTGTATTATTAACTTTGTCGTGAGTTGGGAGGCCGTCTTTCCTTACATCAACGACTTTCGGCTCGTACCGATTAAAGTTAATGGTGATGATATTCTCTTTCGATGCTCCGATCAGGATTATCTCCGTTGGCGTTCCTTCGTTAAGAATGCCGGTTTCAAATTAAGTGTCGGGAAGAACTTTTTCCATAGATCTTACCTCTTCATAAATTCGCAACCCTGGAAGTATTCCAGACGGCCCGATGGCGGTGCATCATTCCGGTATATGCCCTTTTTCAACCAAGGTCTGATGAGCGGTCAGTCCAAAGTTGGTAAAGTGAGTTCCAAGCCCTTCAGCGATTGTATGTTACCTATCTACGCCCTACAAAAAGAGGCGATCGAGGGTGCCAATCATCGCGAAGAGGCCCTTGCGCAGTTCTACTCGCGCAATAAGGAAAGCCTCGACGAGGTCTCACAAAAGGGTTATTTCTCTTTCCATTCTCCTACCGAGTACGCCGGTTTGGAAATGACTCATGGGAAGAGGGATACGGTCACTTATACACAAAGGAAGATTGCTCGGATCGCTGAGTCCGATGCTTTGCGTGGCTTTTCCGTCCGTCGCCCTGAATGCTTGGACGATAAATGGAAGCCATACTTCTCCCATCGACCTGTCCACGGACCGACTACGTTGCACTATTCCAGTTTGCGACGCGTCGAGTATCCGCAGATTTCATCACCCCAAATTCTCACCCCTTTCATCGAGTCGATGTATGGGGATGTTGATCCTGAAGGTGAAAGTCGAGTGTGTACCTCTCGCGATTTGCGCCGCTACTATCAAAAGCGGATTAAGCGAGAGCGACCGATAATGGTTTCGGCAAATAAGATCTCACGGGGGTTTACTGTTTTGTCCCCACCTAGTATCCGACCAGAGGAGATTGGCATCTCCACCAACATCTGGAAGGAATGTGAGACTCCGCGAAGTGGTCTTAAATTTCGCGGGATCAAGTATCAGTCACGTTTCCGAAAGCGTGAGTTGTTTTGGGCGTACGACGCCTCTGACCTTGATTCTTCGACCAACTCGGACGGCGATTTCGATGAAGATCGAGTATCTGTCCGTGGTTACTCCGATGACGACGAGTCATGCAATGACCCGAACGACTGGGGTGACGCCGATCGTATGTTCGAGATGGGTGAGGACGCCCACGAATATATGATGGGTAATCATCAATAGCGACGTGATCGCTCGTAGTTTGGAGATGGCGGCTGAAATGGATGGTTGTATCCTCACTCGGTACGGACGTTTGCGTCCCTGTTGACTGAGGCAAGTACCACGCCCGGATAAGTTCTCGAAAAGAGCACCGGGGACCATCTCAAAGAGCCGGGGGAATTCCTGTACGCGGGAACCCTCCTAAGCCATCTTAAATCCATCTACGGATGTCGTCCTGGTAATGACGTTAAACTTACTCCTCCGCTGCTGCGATGCCGTCGCTTGACCCTGTCAGACGAAGAGCTGGTATCTTACTACCATGGGGTTCATGTATTAACTTCCCAAAACGGTGTGTCGGGGATCAATACTCGTCACTCAATACTTCCGTACCAATTCCTACGCATGGATCAGCGTCGAACGACTGCACGGGAAGCCGTTAGGTTACATGGATGTACAGTCTCCGTTGTCTGGAGATACTCAGCCTTGATCGACATCGAACGGCTGTGCGTATCGCAGAACCTCGCCTTGCGCGAAGAATTCTGTTGGTGCGACCACGCCTAGAGGTGTATGTGCAGTGACTGCGGAAGCAAGCCTGCCGCACACTTTCGAGCCTCAGTATCCAGACTGTTTTCGGGTACCCCATGCCAAAACAAAACAAAGGTTCCTCCACTAATCCTAAAAAAGTGAAGAAAGGTAAGCAAGCTAAGCTTGCTAAACGCACAAAACTCGCAGCGGCTGCTGCCGCCGCGGGTTCTGCCCCACCGGTGCGCGCCCGTGGCTTTTCTCGGTCAGGACCTACCGAGTACGTTACGGGTTCAGACGGTGAACGTGGTTTTCCGACTATGTCGGAGTATCGTCAGTACTTACGATATAAAAACGTCCAGGAGAAGCGTCCGCGAGGTTCCAAGAACCATCCGCAGATTACTCCCCAAGACGCTATTGACCCGTCACAAATGTCTCGCGCTGAGAGAAGGTATGAAGAGAAACGTGGCCCGATTCGTGCACGATCGGAACATGCCAAGTCTTCTCCACGACCACTTGCTGCACCTCCTGCCGTCTATCCTAAGACGATTGAAGAGAAGGCTGAAACGGACTTGCGTCCTCGCCTCCTCGGTGCGCCACCCGCTGCTGCTGCTTCTAGCTTGGGTGATGGTCGATCGACACGTGTCGGTATTTCTTCGATGTCCGCTAAGATCGGGAATAAGGGCTACGGGAAGGCTATCCGTCGCTCCGACACTTGTTTCATACAGACGATCACACTCCCCGGCGCAGTGACTTCAGGTACTATCATCTGGTCCCGCCGGAATCTCGCTGCCGTTACTGCGACGGCGCTCGAGGTTGAGTGTGCACTTTATAACCGTTGGCGAATACGCAAATACCGCTATCGTTTTGTTCCGGTCCCTGGAACTAACTTCGCGGGAATGCTCGTCGGGGCTACTGACCCTGACGTCGTCTCCGTTTATACTGATTCTTCGACGAACGTTCAAAGGCTTTCAGCGCTACCTGGTCGCGCTATGAAGCAAGTCTGGGAGGGTCTCACATTCGACCATCCTGACCCATCACGTTATGATCTATACGTGAATGACTTTGATCCCAATGTCAATGATTTCACCGATCGGTTCTCCTGCGCAGGGAACTCGATGATCGCGGTTGTTGCCGCCGGCGATATGGTTGAAGGCACCGAGCTCGGTGCTGTTCTTCTTGACTATGACATCGAATTGTATGAACCTCATCTCGAACCCGCTGCTATCACTACGCGGGAGACTTTCGTCTTCGACTTGGAGGATTTTACCGCAAAACTCGTTCAGACTGGTGGGACTGCTGTCCTCGATTACCTTCTGAATACTATCGCGTCTGTGGGATGGACTCCACTCGCGACACAGTTTGCGTCTAATACAATTCGAACGTTCTTCGACTATGTTCCGTGGTTTGTTGGTGATGGTAGTGGTCGGCGACGTGTACGTCCAAACGAGCTCGGTCTCGTTCGCGGGCATCTCGGCGCCTCCCCGACAGAGCAGCCTGGTATTCGTCCGGGTCGTTATGACATCAGCTTATGGTACGCTGATAATGCCCTCTCTGTCAACTACAATCCCAACTCCGCATCCTACGCTGGTCCCTTTGATCTCACTGCCTATGCTTCTGCTTCTATCACTGGCGGTGACCTTGATCCGACTTACGTTCTTAATCCTGATCTCGATCTGCTCGAAGGTACAAACGGGCTTACTTCCGGACTCGTTGGAAATTGCGTTATTCCACCGGGCTCGGCTGAGATTTGCAGGAATTGGATGCGGGTTCGTTGGGCTTTCGGTGTGCGAACTGGTCGTGGGTACTCTGACGTAAATCTTAACGTCAACGTTGGTACTCACCCTTGGGCAGGTCCTTACCCTTCCTCCCAGTTTTGGGTCGAGGTTACGGAGAAATCCGCTACCTCCTATATCGCACTTCCTGCGGATGGTGGGACCGTGCGTCCACACCCTTTCCGCCCGAGACCCTCACCTATCGAGCTTAAACGCTCGACTCCGGGGTTAGCAACTCAACCCTCTACCGCGCCGCCGTCACCCAGCAGCGCGTCTGAAGTCCACGATCCTGTGGCCATCGTAAAACCCTCCGGTCTTTGTGTTGGGCCGATTTCGTTCTCCGATGGAAAAGTTGCCAAAGTCTCACCCGACGATTCAGATGGTGAAGTAGTTCCTTCTCCTATTCGTCTTGTGAGTCCCGCTGTTGCGGGATCGCGCCCTTCTCGTGGGGGCGCGGCGGCGG